AAACACCTTCAAAAAAAGTGCTTGACATTGAATGTCATATTTAGTATAATTCTTTCATGGCGTATGGCATACAAATATTTAATGCAAATGGTACCTCGGAGATATTCGGGTATAATGTTGCGGGAGCTCATCTTTTAGGTTCGGGAACAATATCTAATGTAGGAGCTAACCAAACTTCATCTGCAGTTACTATTGAAGGACTTACAAGCACTAATACAGGAACTATTGGAATAGCTGTAGTTGATTCTAATTCTAACAGTTTAGGAACTCCTGTAACAGTAAATAGAGGATCGGGGTCTTTTACAATAACAAATAATAGTAGTGCTACAGCAAGTTTTAATTACTTTGTATTTAGGTTTTAAATTATGAGTTATGGAATAGACGCAACAAGATCAGGCGGTGGATTTCTTATAGACTCCAACACTACATCAACAGAATATCTTACAGTGATAGAAAGTAGTACGTGTGAAGCAGGTTCAACAGTTGATCGTGTGGCTGGCGATCTTATATTTGCAAAACCTTTTAATACTTCAAGTAGCACACAAAATAGAGTAATATTTAATACACAAGCTGTAGCTAATAAAATTAAATTTCTTTATAAAGTCTTTTACATAAGGCTGCAAAAAGCACAGAGTGTAGCAGTTCCTGGAGGTGCAGGTACTTATGGTATACAAATAAAAAATGCAGGGGGTGTAGTAATATTTGACAGCAGAACTGCAACCAGTGGAACAAAGATTCTTTCTGTTGTAAATGGGACTACTTACTACCAACGACCTCAACCAAATAGCCTTGCTTCTAGTAGCCCAACTAACCCCCAAACGTCATTAAGTGGTCGGACCTTAATTATTCATTCAGGCAACCCAGCAAATGTTTATGTAAGCTGCAGCTCAGGATATTATGATGTAGGTGGGAGTATTGATATAGTGCTTGGGGGCTTCTATTATGATTATGCAAATAATAGAATATTAACAGAGGGTTTTATAGATTTAACTGGCACAATAGCAGGTAGCTTAGATTTTTGGTTTCATAATTGGGCAGACGTAATGACAGGAGAATTAATAACATGACAGTTTTTGCAATAGCAATGGTTAATACAGAAGGTGAAATTTTTCACTTCTACCACCCCGCTTCAATTTTAGATCCTGAAGGGGATTGTAAGGTTGGACAAACAGACGCAACTCGAATACATATTACAGAGGAGCTAGCAGATGAAGGTCTTTGGATAAGAACTCATTATTGGAAGGATGGAGCTTGGAAAACACGAGAAGATGCAGATACTTTGTATAATACTTGGAAAAATGAAAGCTGGGTGTTTGACTCTGCAAAATTTATGGAGGAGTTAAGACGTTTGCGAAATAACAAGCTCTACAGATCTGACTGGACGCAGCTTGATGACTGTAAACTCAGTATGTCAAAGAAAGGAGAGTGGACAGAATATCGACAAGCTCTTCGCGACGTGCCTGCCAACAACTCCAGTGTGACGGACATGGACAAAGTGAGCTGGCCCACAGAACCATCATAGAAAAATAGTTCTTGACATTCAACCCCCTTTTCAGTATAATCTTCCCATGGCTAAAGAAATAACAACAATCTCTCCAGAAGGACTTGAAGTAGCGAATTCGTACCTGACTCTTGGGAATATTCGGGGTGTTTGCGAGCAGCTGCAAGTTGAAGAAAAGAAGGTTGTTGATATCTTAAATCGACGAGAAGTAAAGAAGTACATCGATACAGTCTACCTCGATACTGGGTATCGAAATAAAAACAATATTGGATCTTTACTGGATGAGATGATACAGTCAAAGCTAGAAGAAGCGCAGGAAAGTGGCGTCTACTCAAGCAAGGACTTAGCTGACTTATTACAAATGGCACATAAGATGCGTATGGACGAAATTAAAGCACAAGCAGAGTTGGAAAAAGCAAACGCATCAAATATTAAGAATCAAACAAACGTTCAGATAAATGAAGGCGTGCCCTTTGGACAAGGTAACTACGGCAAGTTAATGGATAAACTACTAAATGGAACAGCCTGATTTGAACGAAATATACACAAGGTTTGCCGCTCATGAAGTCCAATGCGAAGAGCGGTGGAAAACTATTTTTGCCCGTCTTGAGCGTATGGACGCAAAGATGGACAGACTACAAAATATGCTGCTAGGAGCTACGGGAACTGTCATTCTTTTCCTAGGCGGCATCATTATAACGCTACTTAACGGATAGGTTGATATGCGAGTAAGATCGGAGACAATATGTGATTGGAGAGGTGGCAGCAGTTATAAGCGCGCTGAAAGCTCTGAACGATGGTATAAACACCATCAAACAATCAGCAGGGAACGCGGGGGACTTACAGGCCGTAATCGGTAGATTTGCGGGTGCCTCAGAAAAGTATAGGGAAGTAGAAAAAGCTAGAACAGGGCGAATGAGCTACAAAGAAGCTCTCGCTATGGAAAGCGCCAAAAGACAGTTACTTAACTTTGATAGACAATTAAAAGATATATGTTTGATGCAGGGTCAAGGAGACCTGTATAGCTCAATAAAGACTCGGATGGAAGAGTCACGAATAGCCCATGAAAAAGAAGTCGCACGTATTCGAGCAAGACGCAAAGAATTACGAAAGTATATGGGCTGGGCAGCGATGGGTACACTTTGTTGGGTTTTTTCAATGGGAATAGTTTGGCTGATAATGGCCATATGGAAATCATAAATGCCAGCAACAAAATTAAATGAAACAACAGAACTCGCAATCCCACTCAAAAACCTTATTGGTTTGGTGGCGTTCACAGCAATCTCCGTATGGGGATATACGTCAATCACAGAGAGAATAACTTTTCTGGAACATGACGTAGACTTGATAAAAGAAGACGTAAAGGAAAACGAAGAGTGGATTGATAACTTTACTCCTCCGCCCGAAGTACAAAATACTGTAGAAAGAGTGAGGGAACTAGAGTTACAACTCAAAGAGCTGGAAGTAAAACAGCGAGAGGGATGATTATGTGTAAATGTGAAGTTTGTCAATGTGACCCTTGTAAGTGTGGAGATGTATAATGGCTTATCATATGGGTAAAAAGAGAAAGAATGGCAAGAAAAGAAAGAACGGGAAGAAAAAGAAAAGCAATGGTAACGGTTTAACTGCAAAGCAGAGAAAGCTACCCCCAGCGTTGCAACGCGCAATCTTAAGAAAGAAGCGTGGTAAAAAATCTTAGGACAATCCTAAAACGCTTTGACAAAATGATGAAAAGCGGTACACTGTTAAAGGTGACCAAAAGGGTACATAAAGGTATGAGAAAAACATATCGAGGTAAAAGAGCACCAAAAGGCTATCACTTCATGCCAGGGGGTAGACTAATGAAAGACTCTGCCCATAAGAGGAAGAAGCGTGGCAGTACGAAGAAAACGAAAAACAACCGCAAGAAAAGGCGGGGGTACTAAACGCAGAGCGAGACCTCTAAGTGCAAGCGTAAAGAAAACTCTTCAGGCAAAAGCAAAGAGAACTCGCTTCACTTATGGTCAGCTTGCAAGAGTGTATAGACGAGGGCAAGGAGCATATCTTAGCTCAGGATCTCGTCCAGGGGTATCAATGTCACAGTGGGCGTTTGGTCGTGTAAACTCCTTTATAAGAGGAGGCCACTCGCAGGACAACGATATCAAGAGAGGAACTCGTGGCAAAAAGAAGACGACGAAAAAGCGTACCAAAAGATAAAAAGACACGAATTCCTAAAAAGTATTTAGGTGGAACAACGGGGTCAAGGCGGGCACAGCTTGCAGCTGTACTAAAGAGAATATCCGCTCTTTACAAAGCAGGCAAGAAAGTGCCTCGCTCTCTTATACAGAGACGAATCGCCTTAGGGAGAAAGAAACGTGCCCGTAAGAAAAGTTAAAGGCGGATATAGATGGGGTAAATCTGGGAAGATTTACAAGAGCAAGGCAGACGCAGAAAAGCAAGGCCGTGCTATATATGCATCTGGTTATGGCAAAAAGAAAAGATCCAAAGGTAGGAACAGGAAAAAAGCCAAAAGGTAGCGGAAGACGTTTATACACTGACGAAAACCCAAAAGATACTATTCGTATCAAGTTTGCCACTATGAAGGACGCAAGAGCAACCGTGGCAAAAGTAAAACGCGTTAGACGTTCTTATGCGAGAAAAATACAGATTCTAACTGTAGGAGAGCAAAGAGCAAGAGTGATGGGTAAGAAGACAGTGGCCTCTATTTTTAAAGCAGGCAAAGCTAGTTTGAGAAGAGCACATGGCACACGCAAAAAGAGGAAAAAGTCTACTAAAAAGAGCAGGCGTTAGCGGTTACAACAAACCGAAGCGAACGCCTAGACACCCGAAGAAGTCACACATTGTGGTGGCAAAAGTCGGCCATAAAGTAAAGACTATTCGTTTCGGACAGCAAGGTGCTAAAACCGCAGGCAAGCCGAAGAAAGGCGAAAGCCAAGCGATGAAAAGAAAAAGAGCCTCATTTAAAGCTCGGCATAGAAAGAACATTGCAAGAGGTAAAATGAGCGCGGCCTACTGGGCCAACAAAGTAAAGTGGTAAACTCGTTCATCCTCCAAGGACGGAAGTAGGGAGCAGTTAGCCTGAAGGAACGCCAGACAAGGCTATAGGAGAAATACTATGAGAGAAATAACTTTAGTCTATCGTGGTGTTAAATACACTAAAAAGGTATAAGGAATAGAATATGGACATACTTTTAGAACTTGCAACAACTTTTTGGCAATGGAGCGTACTGATTGTCTTAGTCTTAATCGGTTTTGTGATCAGTTGGTTTGACGGTCAAGGAGAACAGCGTGTAGGTTTTAAAATGCCCTTTGGTATGCCCGTATTACAACCTATACCAATAGAAACAAAAGACAAAGGGTTTTGGAAAGGCATCCTTCTGTGGCTTCTCGGGACTCGAAAGTGGGAGGTCGCAGAGGACTTCTGGTTTGAATTAGAGGGATCAAATTACATAATCCCTGCAGGCTTTCAGTTTGACGGGGCTTCTGTACCGAAGTTTCTGGCAACCTTTCTTTCGCCTGTAGGAGTTTTACTCATGGGTGGATTAGTTCATGACTATGGGTACAAGTATGCAACACTTCTTCATGATGATGGCACAACGATGGGTTACAAAGACCAGGCACACTGGGACAGAATCTTTCGAGACATTTGCATTGAAGTAAACGGGTTCAAGTTTTTGAACTACCTTGCCTACTGGACTTTGCGTCTCTTTGGTTTTGTAGCGTGGAACGGTCACAAGAAAAGAGGCACGCACGTTAAGGAGAAAGTATGAGCGAAGAAGGCAAGAATAAGTATCAGAAGTGGATAGACTTAGCGGAAGCCGTGGATAGCTGGAGAATCTTTCCGCGAGCATTTTTAAGCGTATACATTTTTCTTTTATACTACAGCACAATGTGGTTTATGGACTTAGAAGCACCAACCCTTGAGCAGTCAGGACTTATATCAATTATTGTAGGTGCGGGTGCTGCATGGTTTGGATTATACACAGGCAGTAAAAAGTAAGAGGCCACAATGGCAGTAGAGATTAGCAGAGCGGACGTAGTGTCCGAAGAGCTACTAGAGTTACAATCTGAGACAAGGTTTCTCAAATTACCAGTAGACCCATATTTGGAACTACTCGGCATAACGCCACTTGCCAGTCAGGTGGCTATCATAAATGCGATTAACAATCCGAAATACCGTTTTGTATGTGCGGCAGTTTCGAGAAGGCAGGGTAAAACCTACATCGCAAACATAATCGGGCAGCTAGTCTCACTAGTCCCGAACTCAAACATACTCATAATGTCCCCCAACTATGCCCTGTCTCAGATTTCTTTTGATCTGCAGAGGAATTTGATAAAGCACTTCGATTTGGAAGTTGCGAAAGACAATGCAAAAGATAAGGTAATAGAACTAACAAATGGATCCACAATTCGAATGGGAAGTGTTAATCAGGTTGATAGCTGTGTTGGTCGTAGCTACGACCTTATCATCTTCGATGAGGCTGCTTTGGCCGATGGCAGGGATGCTTTTAACGTAGCCCTGCGACCCACACTAGACAAAGACAATTCAAAGGCTATCTTTATATCTACGCCAAGAGGAAAGAACAACTGGTTTTCAGATTTTTTCTACAGAGGCTTTTCAGATGAATTTAAAGAATGGGCGTCTATTCGAGCTACTTATAAGGATAATCCTCGGATGTCTGAGACGGATATTGCGGAAGCTAGAAAATCTATGTCCGAGGCTGAGTTCCGACAGGAATACGAAGCAGACTTCAACACATATGAAGGTCAGATTTGGAACTTTAATCACGAAGAGTGCATCGGGAACTTCGACGAGATTGATACATCCAAGATGGATATATTTGCAGGGCTGGATGTAGGCTATCGAGACCCAACAGCTTTGTGCGTAATCGCTTATGACTGGGACGAAGAAAAGTTTTACTTATTGGATGAATACTTAGATGCAGAACAAACAACAGAAAACCACGCAAAAGAAATTCAGGCACGAATTGATAAATGGGGTATTGACTATATTTACATTGATTCAGCGGCTCAGCAAACACGATTTGACTTCGCCCAAAACTACGATATTTCAACAATTAACGCAAAGAAGTCAGTTTTGGATGGCATTGCACACGTCGCAAGTATTGTAGACAACGATAAATTACTTGTTGAACAAACCTGTAAAGAATCGCTCTCTGCGTTAGATCAATACCAGTGGGACCCCAATCCCAACCTACTCAAAGAGAAACCGAAACACAATTATGCATCGCACATGGCCGACGCGTTGAGGTATGCATTATACTCATTTGAGACTTCGGCAACAAGTTTTTAGGATACCTGGTCAAAAATAATGTTTGACATGATACCCCAAACTAGGTATAATTCTATCATTGAAAAATTAGAAATCCAAGAACCTGATGGTCACACTTAAACGAGATATAGTAAAATATATTCGAGACAAAGCGAAGAATAAGTACGACAAAGGTTCGGAGTGCTACATTTGTGGAGCAACAGAGAAACTTGACTTCCACCATTATTATACGTTAGCACCTCTAGTACATAAATGGGTTCGGGAAAATGACTTAAACCCTATGTACGTTCTTGCTTTTAGAGAGGACTTTATAGAGGATCACCACGACGAATTGTATGTACACGCGGTTACTCTATGTCATACGCACCATAGACAACTACACAAAGTATACGGACGAGACCCAGGCCTTGGAACAGCAGATAAGCAAAAGCGCTGGGTAGAGATACAAAGAGAAAAACATGGCATGGTATGACAGATTCTTAGGGAGGAAAGACGAAGAAAAACTAAACCCCTCCCAGACACTTATAGGCGGTGAGATACAAGGTACTCGCGAGCCTACTGTCAGCTATGAGCGACAGTACGAAGAGTTAGAGATTGTAAACCGTGCTGTCAACATGATAGTTGATGATGCAGCGGAGATACCTGCAATAATATCAGGCTCAGCTAGACTCAACGGGGTTTTGAAAGGAATAAAGAGAGCGAAAGTTGACACGCTTCTTAACTTCGAGCCAAACCTTTTTCAAGATATAAATACTTTTAAAAGGAACTTAATTACAGACTTCATACTAGACGGAAACATATTTATATACTTTGATGGAGTTCACTTGTACCATCTTCCGTCTAGTAAGATGCAGATTGTATCTAGCAAAGATACTTATGTAGAGAAATATACTTTTAGTAAAGAGGTAGACTACTCACCTAAAGAAATAGTCCACATCAAAGAAAACTCTTTCTACTCAATATATAGAGGAGTTCCTAGACTCAGCCCCGCTCTCAGAACCATGCAACTTATGGCAAGCATGAGAAAGTTTCAAGATAATTTTTTCAAGAACGGAGCAGTCCCAGGTCTTGTACTGAAAAGCCCAAATACGCTGTCAGAGAAGATCAAAGAAAGAATGATACAATCCTGGGGAGTACGATACAGACCAGACGCAGGCGGAAAAAGACCGCTAATTTTGGATGGCGGCATTGAAATTGATTCGTACTCAAATACAAATTTCAAAGATTTAGATTTTCAAAATTCGATAGCAGAGAATGAAAAGATAATATTAAAGGCGTTAGGAGTCCCTCCAATTTTATTGGACTCTGGTAACAACGCCAACATTCGCCCGAATTTACGATTATACTATCTTGAGACTATACTACCTATAGTTCGAAAAATAAACTTTGGATTCGAAAGATTTTTTGGTTTCAAGATAAAAGAGGATATTACAGATATACCTGCTTTACAGCCTGAGTTGCGTGATCAATCTTCTTACTATACCTCCCTTGTAAATGGTGGTATTATTAGTGTAAACGAAGCAAGAGAGCAGCTCGGATTTGAACCCTTAAATGGACAAGACGATGTGAGAGTACCTGCAAATATAGCAGGAAGCGCAGCAAATCCAGATGAGGGCGGCAGACCCACAGAAGAAGAGGAAGACTAAATGGCAGGATCGTCAAAACAAAAGAAAAACATGGCAGTTACAATGGCAATGTATTTCGCAGAGAAAGGGTACCTTCAAGACCCAAGAGAGTTTACAAAAGACCCAGATAGACCACCTTTGATAAAAATAGCTACTATAAAGAAGATATTTGGATCATGGTCAATTATGGAAAAATACACTAAATCGTTCTGTCCCGAGCTTATGAAAGGACTGACAAATGTAAAGCCTGCTGAGACCGATCCATTGGAGGAGTTGAAAAAGGCACAGACCGCAGAAGCGGAAACAGAGGGGGCAAATGGAGAAAGTATTTAATCTCACCTCTACTTTTAAGTCTCATACTGACGAAGACGGTAGTGTTATGATTCGTGGTATGGCAAGCACCAATGACTTTGATCGCGCGGGCGATTCAATTACAGCGGATGCATGGACTAAGGGTGGATTGAAAAATTTTGAAAAGAACCCCATAATTCTTTTCAATCACGACTACAATCGTCCTATCGGTAGAGCCACAGGCTTAAAAACTACTGAGAACGGGCTAGAGCTGACTGCTAAGATAAGCAAGGCAGCGAAAGATGTAACTGAGTTAGTTAAAGACGGTGTCCTTGGAGCCTTTTCTGTTGGTTTCCGAGTCAAGGATGCTGATTA